AGAGGCATATTATGGCGGTGCCTTCAAAGATTACGCATTTGCGATTGAGAAGACTGAGCGATATCGTGAATATGGAAATGAGGCAACTGAAATTGTGGCACGAATTTGGAACGATGAACTGAAAAAGACAATTCGGAAAAGACAGGTAAAGCGAGACCTATCACCGGCATCAATAACCTCAAAAGCACAAAAATTAGTTATACAGCCACAGGAACAGGCAAAAAAGGCAGAGGCAGAGATAACAGAGGCAGAGGCAAAGGCAGCGGAAGTCACTAAGTTGGATACTGAAATTACTGAATTGGATAAAGTCATCAATAATACCATGTTTATAAATAAATGGAGTAAGGCCATAAAATCATCTAAACCGTTTCCAGAAACAGAAGAGGGAGTCAAACAAAAGGCATTTGTAATGGGGCTATATAAAAAATTGTCTGATGCGAAGTTTGAACCATTAACCGCTACCCAGTTAGACGACGCAAAGAAACGCCTAACTGAACTTAAGAAAAGACACAAAGGTTTAACCGGTTCAGGTATAGATGTTGAGGATTATGCCAGATGGAGCAAAAAACTGATAGCGTGGAAAAAGAAATATAACCAGCCGATAACACGGGAGACAATGGCGAAAGCATTTGAAAATAAGATGGTCGGCGATAAACGAGAAGCATTTTATAGTCCATTAGAAATATTTTATATTGATTTAAGTAATGTCCTAAAGCAATTGGTTTTTGAACAAGCAAGACAATTTGCCCGAATTATGAATATGGAATAGTTTTGTTCTCATTTATATACACTGAAAGATGTCAGATTACTGTGTGAAAATATCAAAGGAGAATCCTATCGCCGTTGTGATGGGTGGAAAATATAACGATAAGAAGATTTCAATAGTGAAAAATCTAGATGCGGAAGATGAAGATGAAAATGAAGAAGATGAACGTGATCCATTGGAACAATTTGATATTTCTGAATTTGTAACTAATTTGGCGATAATGCCGATTGAGCAACGTATGAAGATAGTGAAAGGACTCAAAAGCAAGGAAGATACTACAAGCAAATACAGCAAACGTTTCAAGGAGTCGTGTAAGAAAGAGTTCAAAATTGATAGTGGTGAATTTTTGATATACCCGACTGAGAAAACTGAACGCATCTTCATCGCCGGCAAAAGTGAATCCGGTAAAAGTTGGATAGCATCAATGTATATCCGTGAATATCGTGAAATGTTTCCAGACAGGAAATTAATTTTATTTTCTACACACACCGACGAAAAAGCATATTCGGCGTTTGATATGGTTCAGATAGCATTAGATGACGAATTTATTGCGAATCCTCCGACGTTAGATGATTTACGTGATGCGTTGATTGTATTTGATGATACTGATAATATGACTGATAAGAAACTACAAAACACAATAAAAGCAGTAAATGATAACCTTATTGCTAATGGCCGAAAATACAACATCCATTGTCTGACATTGGCACATCAGTTAATGGACTACAGTCGCACACGTCATTTATTGAATGAGGCGAATCGTGTAATTTTCTTTATTGGCTCGGCTCCATACCATACTAAACGATATTTAAAGGTGTATGCCGGACTAGGTAAAGAACAGATAGACAAGATTACTAAACTTAAATCAAGATGGGTATGTTTAGGCCTCACATTGCCGAATTACTACGTCAGTCAGCACGAAATTGGAGTATTGTAGATGTCCAGAAAAAAAAACACAAAAGATATGATTAATAAAATTAATATTTTCTATAGTATAGATGTGTGGCCTGAGTAGTGTGCTTAATGATGTTCTCATTCCCGATCTCGCTCGTATAGTGTTTGAGTATGCTGTTAGTTTTGAAAAAACGGACCACGACAGGGATTTAAAAAGAAAATGCTGTCTTATGATTGATACGTTGCTTAATTTTCGTGTCGGTAAGAAAGAAAGAATTCATTTTCCTTACTTTATGGCGTTACAAATTGCTGAGTGGGAATTGAATGTGATGGGACAGGCACACTATAAAATTTCGATCAGGGATCCCGATATGTTTGTGGTCAGTCAATTACAGTTGAAGATGAATATTGAAAAGGTGTTAAGACGTCAATCACAACCCGCATTTATCACACGAGAATTATGTTATGGAACTAAATAACACACAATTTCATCATACGACAGTCCTGTTTTATTTTTTAGTGCTTTCATACGTCTGAAGTATTCTTCCGCCGACCAGTTGCGATGTAGGAACCGATTTACGCAATGGCGTCCGCACGTCTGTATTTGTCCTCCCGCACCCTGAAATTTGTTACTATTGTATGCCACTGAATTCGCATTTTTTAGGAGCCATTTGACCACGTTCGGATTATATTTTTTATTGACGACCTTAAGAACTTCATCAGGTTTATAGCCATACGAATCAAAGAATTCAATAACTGATTGGCCATTATCGTCAATCGTATTCAAAAGCATAGACCAGTGCCCGACATACGGCTCCCACTCGTATAGAATTATGGCAGGTAATTTGCCATCAAATTCACGAAGTAGGACAGCAGGCAGATAAGGAGCGATATCTGTATCACTCATAGGCGTAGAAATCAGTTTTCTTATTTTGGCATTTGACGATAATCGTTTTTTCTCGCTCATAGTATATACACGCATAGAAGAGATGACGACACACAAATATTACGATTCTACTGTGGTGAATAATGAATTATTTGCCGTTTCGGCTACAATCAACGATATACGTGGTCAGCACATAATTGAATACCCCGAAGATTGGGAAATGAGCGTCGTCAGGTTTGACATCAACACATCACTGATTCCACCATCATCTATTCCTATGTCGGCGGGTGCTATCTTAGGAACGCCTTCGCCCTCGCTTCTATCCTTTACTATGGTTTTTGCCGGAACTGATTTTCAGACATTTTTACTAGACGATACTCTCGGGGAAATTTTCGGAATCAGCAAATTATTGGATGAGATGAATATATGCCTTCTTACGGTATTCGGGTCTATCGTTGGTGCTCCTGTTGAAACCACTCCGCCGATGCTCGTTTATGAATCTGCCACACAACTAATTACGATGTATTATGAAGGTGCGTATGCTACAGTCGGAGATATTGAATTATGGAGCAACACACCGATGCGTGAGAAGTTGGTCGCTCTGCCTATAGTTGAATTTGCTGGCTTCAATCAGTTGAATGGTAAGGATTTTCGGTATTCCTTCACAAGTGGAGCAAGAAAAAATGCTCCTTTGCTGATTGCTGGTGTTCGTAATGAGTATCCTGTTGAGACTAATACAATTATTGATCCGATGATGTATGTGCCTCAGGAGGCTGTTGTTATATCAAGTTGGAACACAGCCCGAAGCATCAAACTAATTTCGTCTTCACTGCCTATCATCGCACAGTCTGAGCCGAACAACTTCAATATTTCGCAACAAGGTGGATTTAGTAGCACATCAACACAGACAATTAGCGATTTCCTGTTAAGCAATGTAGATAATCCGATTGCTGACCGTTTGAGTATTGAATATTTGCCTACTGCCGAATATAGAATGATATCGTTGGGTGGAAGGGAGCCGATCATTAGAATTCAGATTCAAGCATTTTTCACAACATTGACTGGTCAAATATTGCCGATAATGTTGCCACCGAACGGCATATTTGGAGTAAAATTGATGTTCAGAAAACGAGAATTAGAGATACACGGAAGACGGAAATGATTTTTCAGATCTGATATGAAATAATTCAGGAACGTAATTTTTTTGCCACATTAGATATACACGAGAGAAATGTCGCAAGGTGGAGGACTGAATTTAGTGAGGACAATTGACCCTCGCACAGATGTGAATAGCCACGCAAGAAAAACATATTCAGTATTTGATGGTGCGAGTGATGTCGGTTATATTCGTACTACCCCCGATGGAGGCGTAAGCAATTCGCAATTGTCATTTACCTGCGATCCTCCTAGCCCTCAGGTGTTTGTCAATAGGCGGGCAATGATTGAGATTGAATTTGAACTTTCTTTCGTTGGTGTGTCTGCTGGTGCCGGTATTCCTCTGCTTCAAATGGCTGGTGCTAGATCTTCAACTGGTGCGAACGTTGGATCTCAATTTCACGATGCTCCGAGGTGCCTGCCGGTCGCTAACGCACTAACAAACATTGAAATCTCTATCAATAACGATAGAATCACGCAAAATTTGAATTCGTATGTGCGTGCGTTCCCTCGCTACACTTTTGACGCTGTCAGTGAGGATATCAATTATGGTATGACTCCCTCAATGCCGGATCAATCGCAAACATATGCTGATCTTGATGGCTTCGCACGTTCTCCGCTTCGTGGGTATGGTGACAATGCTCTTCAATGCCCTCGTGGTGGTTTCGTTGGGCTTGATGTCATCAGCAACACATCCACAGGTATCGCCGACACTGCCGTCGTTCGTCTGAGGTGTTCCGAATATCTTCTTGTTTCTCCTATGCTCTTTCAGCCTGATGAACAGGATACTGGGTTTTATGGAGTTCAGAATATGAAAATTATCCTTTCGCTTGGTGGCCGTGGTAATAGTTCCTTATCTGGTCTATCCGCATCTCTGTGGTCGCATTCAGGTGCTGGTACTGCCGTTCTTACTAGTTGCGGAACGACTGTTTTGGATGCTCAAATGATATTTTCCTATTTGACTCCCGACCCTACGCTACAGGTGCCATACAATAACCTATATTCTTATTATCAGCCTCAGGTGTATCCGACACAATCATCTACTCCTATCGCTTCCGGTGCTTTGACCACTCTACAGATGAACAATATACAACTTGGGTCTATTCCTTCACGTTTGTATCTTTTCGTTGCTGAACAGGATGCGGCTCACACTATGCTCAAATCTGACGTGTTCTTTGGCATTGAGAATATTGCGATTTCGTTTGACAATCGTGATAATTTGCTTTCAAACGCAACGCAACAGGATCTATACAATATTGCCGTAAAAAATGGCACTAATCTGAGTTGGCGACAATGGAAACGTGATTGTGGTAGTGTTCTCGCTCTTGACTTCGGTAGCGATATCCCTCTGCGAATGCTTCAGGCCTGTGGGCTTCGTGGCTCCTACAATCTGCGTTTGACTGTTCAGGCTCGCAACTTGTCAGCGGTGGCTCAGGTTCCTACACTAACGTGCGTTGTCATCA